GTTATAAGTCCTTCATAATATGCAGAACCTTGCTCACCGTCTTCAGGAGTGCCCTCTGCTCTTTTAACAACAGAACCTCCTTGTGCAAATAAATCTGTAACAGAACCTTTTTCAATACTTGTTTTAGAGTTAGGAACTATTTGATATCCACTACTAATTTTTTTACCTACATCTTCAATACGAACATCAATAACTTCATCTTCTTTTTGCATTTTAACAAAAGTTGTTCCTGCGCTTACTGTTGTTAAATTCCCTCTTATTACACTATCTAAGTCTTCAAATTCTTTGTCAGAGTAAAACTCTACTTTTTCAGATAACTTGTTGAAATATGCTTCTTTATCAGCAACAGGTTTTACCGTTGTTGTTAATTTATTATTAGAGTCTAAAAATAATGTAGATCCCTCTGGTGCCCCTTCTAAAATAGTTTGTATGTTAGGTATAGCTGAAATGTTATCAGGTAAATTTACAATTTCGCCATTTTCTTTTTTCACAACATAAGTTGTGCCTTTAGTTGAGTCAGCCGCTTCATCTATATTAATTAAATTATCACTTCCGTCGTAAGTAAATTTTGTTCCTGGATTATATACTTCATAAAATGCTTCCATATCCACTGTCGTTTTTGGTCCATCATCTGTTTCAATTACTTTTGTAAATCCTGATTTAAGAGCAAGCAAATAATCGGACGTAGAGTTATCTCCTTTTATAATTGATATGTTTTTTGTATTTTTTAACTTATCCGATAAATTTTTCTTTGCTGCTAAATCAGCTTGAACCGCTGCAGACAAAGCACCTGATGCTAGCTGTCCTGATACGGCTTGCTCTGTAGCCGCTCGTTTAGATCCTTTTTTACCTACCTCGTCAAAGAAAAGCATTCCTGCTTCTTCTGGTTGAGCTCCCATTCCATATGCAAATCCAGCTTTAGATAAAGACATTAATGCATCAGCTACTCCTGCATCTTTATTTGGTAAATAATAATCTTTTAATCCCATATACATTGGTAAATATTCTTCTTGAAAAGATTTATTAACACTCCCTGCAGTGTTAAATTTTTGAATAGGTTGAACTGCTCCACCCATTGCATAACCCATGATACCTCTGTTCATATTTTCAAACTGTAAATTTTTCATAATACGATCATCAATGTTATCACTAGCTGACAATGATTCTGTGTTTAAATTTCGATTAGGAAAAGAGCTCATGTAACCACCACTAGCAACACCTACTGGCTGTTGAGGCATTTCCATACTACCATCTTCTATTTGTGCAATACCTGTGTTTGCCGTTTCAGCGTTCATCATTTGCATAACAGGCTGTACTAAAGTTAAAACACTATCAGGTGTTCTATCTGCATCTTCTCTACCAACAATAGAAGCTAATTCATCACGTCTATCTTCTTCCGTTAAATTATCTCCTCGTATAGCTTGCATTAATTCATCATATGTGTCAGACTCTGCAACTTCTTTTCTTGACTGTTCTCCTTCTACTAAAACTTTTTCTGCTACTGCTTGAGGATTTTCTTCTTTAAAACCATCCATGATACCAACGTTTTCAACGTCTACTTGTTCTTCTACCATTTCTCCTTGAGGAGGTGATCCCTCAGCTCTTGCAGACGGAACAGTAAGTTCTACAAGTTTTCTATAGTCGTCACTTTCAGTATTAATTGTTCTTTCCATAACAGAGGAAGGATAAGCTACATTAGGATACAACAAACCAAATTCATACTCATTTAATTCATAAGCATTTCCTTCTCCGTATTGATCAGTAGGTTTATCAAGAAAATCATTTATACTTTGTACAACCTTACTATTTTTTATTCTTTCGAATAAGCTTGGTGAATTAATACCTTCATTATTAGCTATAGTAATACCCTCTTGTCTTTCTCCTCCCATAGGAGTACCAGCTTGACGGCGAACCACGGGCATCGGTCGTTGAAACATTGATCTATTCATGACAGCCATTAAATTACTCCTAACTTTTTCAATCCACCAAGACCAGCTAATGCGCCAATACCTGTTCCTATTCCTGCTTGAAGAGGGCTAACACCAGCACTTTGAGCCGTGTTAATCATTTGTGCGGAGGATGGAGCTCCTTGTAAAATATCTCCATAAAAACCTAATTGTTGATATGGTTGCATAATTTTTTGTAATTGATTTTGTCTTGCGATATCTAGTGATTGTTGTCCAAATTGTTGTTGCAATCCACCAATACCAAGTAAATTTTGAATATCTTGGCCACCCATTGCTTGAGCTTGTGAACCTAGCTGTGCATATTGTCCACCTAATGCGCCAATACCAAGACCAGCTAAACGTTGTCTCTCTAATTGATTTTGAGCGCCTTGTAATGCTTGAGAATAATTTTGTGCGTTAAGACCAGCTAAAGCTTGTGCCTGTGCTTGTTGTTGAGCTCCTGATAATTCTGCTTGTTGAACCCCGTAACGCGAACCACCAAACACACCACCTTGAACCGCATCTCCTGCTAATTGATTTTGTTGTTGAGCTGCCTGTTTATTTAATTGAGCCATTGTAGCATCAATAACTTGTTGCTGAAATGGGTTCGAATAAGACTCTATTTGTGCTGCGGTAGGAGCTTGAGCAATACCTGCCAATAAATCTTGTCCCTGTTGTGTAGCATCTTTTGCTTGTTGTAAATAAGGTTGATAAGCTCCAATTCCTTGTAATGTGTTAGCAAAGGCAAGTTGTTGAGGATAACTAAATTGTGCTTGTTGTAAATCGGGAAGAGTATAACCTTGTTCCGTTAATGCTTTTGCTGTGTCTATAAGACCAAGTTTACGGGCCTCAATATCTGGGGCTTCTCTTTGTACGTATTCTTGAACCATTAAGCTACTCCTCTTGTTTCCGTGGATAGATTACCACCTTTTTCTAAATTTTTCATCACTTGATACATTCTTTTTGCACCTTCTCTTCTATCACCACCACCTGCATTTCGTACAGCTTTTGCTGTAAATACAAATTCTCCATCACTTAACATAGCAGGTATATCATCGCTTGTCCCTGTTCCAGGTCCATCTATCTGACCATTTTTGCGTGGAAAATATTTTTCTGATCCATCTGCTAATTGTATTATTCCACCTTCTGCTACTTCTAACGGTCTATAAAAATCTGTTGGTAAATCTTCTATTGGTACACCAAACTCATCCTGTAAATTTGTATAATAATACGGTGAAACACCTTGACCCGATACTTGAAACTCTTCAGGATTTTGATAGTATAAAGCATTTAGTGCATTAGGGTCACCAGGAACGAAATCATCTTGTGCTTTTTTAGCTGCCATGTAAGATACAGCAGGTAACGCTACTGAGCCCACCGTTGCTGCAGTTCCAAGATTAAAACCAAAACCTTTTTTATTTGCATTGTCTACAATTTTTTGTGCATTAGAAACTTCAAACATACTAAAATCACTTGGATTAGATAAAATTGAATTAGCTTTTTCTAACTCAGCATTAACTGCTACATTTTGCGAAGGATCTCCAAAAGGATTTATTTTATTAAAAAATTTACTTCCTAAATCTTTTGATAAAAGTTGTCCTTGCGAACCAATACCACTAAATAGATTACCATCAGTTAATCCAAATGTGGGAATTCCTTTACCACCAAAACCTTGTATAGTTTTACCAAAAAATCCTGAACCTGCTAAGTTACCAATACCATAAGCCATTAATGCACTTTTGAATGCATTTTCTGGTTTTTTACCTGCAATGAGAGAACCAATACCTGCACCTAAAGAAGCGCCTGCTGGTCCACCAATCATAAAACCTAAAGCAGCACCTGCTGGTTCGGCTACTTTTTTAACAGCGTTTTTTACTTTTTTAAATATTCCACCAACAAAACCACCAATTCCGTACTGAGGTATTGTTCGTAAAAATTGTTCGTCAATCATGCATAATCCTTATATAGCAACTGTTTTTTGGTTGAATAGCAAGATGGCGAGGCTTGGAGAAATGCGCCTATTTTATTCTATATTTATAGGTGTTTTTATTGTAATGTGCAATGAGAAATTAGACATGGATATAGATATTAAGAAAGTTCCTATGGTTCGTCTCACGTGGCGCGATGCACGGGACACGGAAACTGGATGGTTAGACATAAAAGATGTGATAAATGCTCCGTTAGCCGTGTGTCAAGAAGTAGGGTGGATGATACATAATAATGATGAAAAAATAATTATTATGCGCTCTTATAGTAAAGATAAAGACGACATATCTGGTGGTGGCGCTATCGCTATACCTAAAGGTTGGATAACAAAAATAGAATATTTAGAGGTAAGTTATGGAGAAAGAAGCAACAATCAATAGTTTATTTGGCGAAACTATTTACTGCACTAACGTAGATAATGATAATCAAACAATAGCTAAACACATAGAGTCTTTTGTAAAAGAGAAACCTGGAAGAACAGCAGCAACAACTGATGTTAAAGGCAACACCATGTTTACTGATTTAGAAGAAGCCAAGGATAATTTACATAAAGACAAGAAATATTCTAGTCTATTTATAAAATTAAAGAGATCTATTTTAGAGTTTATGACGGCAAAAGGATATAATCCTGATAAATTTGATGTTCACATAACAAAAGCATGGGCTACTTACACTGTTAAAGATCAGCATATTGCTAGTCACAAACACACCGCTAGTCACTTTAGTTTTGTTTATTATGTACGTAATAATGACATGGGCAACATACGGTTTGAAAAAGAACTAGCTGCGCAAACAGGTTTATTTATTCCACCTACCGATCAATACATTGTTGATTGGAATCAATTTAATTTTTCTAGTTACATTATTCCTGTAAGAACAAATAATTTAATAGTATTTCCTAGTGGATTATTACATTACACAGAAGTAAATACACAAGAAGAAGCTCGAATAAGTATTAGTGGTGACATACTACTAACAATGAAACCAGGTATAAAGACAGAACACTGTATACCGCATCCAAGTGGCTGGGACACTATTTCAAATTAGTTGTCAAGAAAACAATTATAAAAAGAATACTTGATAATAATGACAGACGTGTTTAAATTAGATCTCACCCCAAAATTACAAATCAGGAGATATTATGGATAATCAAGAAGTATTGAAAGCTATAGCTGTCCTCGCTGACAAGGTGAGCCGCTATCATGAACGTTTATTAGCATTAGAAAGAGATCACAAAAGACACACAGACGGATGTTCGTGTCAATCTAAGCCTCCTACTATGGGTAGACCTTTAACAGAAGATGAACGAATTTTTGTTCAAGAAAACATGGCAAAGCAAAGAGCAGTAGCAAATGGATCCTAATTGTCCTGCGTGTGGGTGCGTAAAAGAAAAATGTATATGTGATGATTTTTGTGAAAACTGCGGGGCTTAATCGTCTTCAGTTTTTCCAAATACATCGGGTAATTTTGTTACCTTTACTTGTATGTTAGTTTCAATATCATCGGCTGTTGTATCTGTTTCAGGATTATCTACATCAGCTTTAGCTGCTTCTTCCGAATCATAATCAGCACCTGTTTTTTTATTCTTTACTTCTCGGTGAACTTCAGGTTGTAAAATAGCCACTTCCTGACCTTCAACAATTTCTTTACCAATCTCTTTTGATTCTTGTACTTTTTTAAACGTCATACTGTTATCTCCATTAAACTTATTAATATTTTTACTGCACCTGTTAATTTAATTGCATCAGCTTGTTCTAATACAATAGGTTGCGTTAATATTTCATTTTCTGCACCATCAGCTAAACTCTCTTTAAACAATTCTATTTCTAAACTACTATTACTACTATCCATCACGGTAACTGTTGTAGTAATAGCACCACCTGATTGATTAGATAAACGAATGCTTTTAACCAAAGCAGTCGTTGGAGGAACAGGAGGTTGGGAATTTTGATCTGCTGTTGGAACGGTGTAAATAGTTCCTGTTGCACTACCTGATCTACTTATAAATAAATCAGCCAAGGAACCACGTCCTTGCTGTCGATTCATCCTTTAAATCTTGTTGATAACCAAAATTTAATTGCTGTACTATTTGCTCTAACAACCTTGTTAAAATATCAATTATATTAGGTTGATAATCAGGGGTTGCTTGAGGAAATCTTGTTGTTGTAATTTTAGCCATTATCTGCCTCCATCTGGTTGTACATCTAATCGTAGTGTACCATATCTCCATTTATCACCAACAGCGTCACTGTCAATACGAACATTTGCTTGTCTTCCTCTACCTCGTAAATCAAATTTTTCTGTTGTGGCAACGACTGTTCTTACAACAGTTGTGTTTGTTGTTGCACTTGGATATGTTTTAAATTTTAATGTTACATCTACGGATCCTGTTAAATCTTTAAAGTTTGGAATACCTCTTCCTATATGTAAGAAGGGTTGACCATCAGCAATATCAAAATCACCTGACTCAATAAACGCTGTAATTGGTAGTGTTACGTTATCATCACCTGTTTCTTGCTGATACAAAGTAGTTGCTCCCGCTGTTAAACCATTAATAACATTGTTAGTTGCAATCCCTGTTGTCGAATATTCTGTAGCATATGGTTTTTGATAAACGCCATAATCTTGCCATGTTGTTCTCGCTAGAGATCCTGTTGACCAACAATCTTCTAGATAATTGTAAGTAACAAATCTATCAATTTGTGTTGCACTATTAGATGTATAAAACCATGTTACTTCATTAAACTCTGAGTTAACAGCAGCGAAAGTTTCTGGTTGATTTGTAATACTAAAATCTTCAAAAACATAATCTTGTACACTACAAGGCATTTTTGCAATAGCACCATCAAATTTATAAAAAGAATTTTGTGACATCCAAAAGGCTGTACCGTTTACATCTACTGCTGAGTGTAAAGATACAGCTCCACAGTTAGCTCCTATTTGTGTTAAGTTAAATGTAAAAGGTGCACCAACAAATTGTAATGCATTTAAACTTGTATCGGTCCAAACTAATACAGCGTTACGTGATCGAACGGCTGTTACAATTTTAGATCCGTCTTGTATTCTAAAAGACCCTGCTGTGTTTGTTGCTGTTGGAACCCATGTGTTGTAATCTTCTTGTGAAGCAAATCGTAAAAATAAATCATCTTGCGTAGTACTTGAACCAATGGTTGTTTCTGTACCAAATAAAAATACGTGTCTATCAGGCATTGAGACTAAGTTAAAACGTGAAACAGTAGGTGCAGCAGAAATAACAGCAGCAGGTGTTCCTGTGCCAACAGACGTATCCCATCTAAAAGTATTTCCATTATTAACTGTTGCTAATAAATCTTCACCAAAGTTATCAAATGACCAGTTACGTCCTTCTATTGTAACGTTAGACGTAGAACGAGGTTCGCCCCATGCTTCTTTACCCCACTCATACGTACCCCAACCATAACCATACTGTGATACGGCTGTACCAACAGATATTTGATAGGTTGCTGTCGCTGTAGCAGTTGACGTTCCTGTACTTGTAGCCGCAGTTG